ACCACCGAGTTCTGGCGTTCCTTGGCGAGCGAGAGCTTGCCGACCGTGAGTGATTCATGCCGTGCCATCATTCACCTCCTAGTAGGAGCCCAGAAGGGGTTTGTAGCAGAGGGCCTGAATCTTGACAGACCCCACGGTGGGCACGGTGCCCCCGAGGACGACGGTGAGGTTGATGACCCCGCCGTTCGGGTACGCCTTGGCGTCGAGCGGGAACACGCCCTTGCCCGACGGCACGTAGGCGTCGGTGCCTGCGGCGCTCGCGGTGCGCGTGCCGGGCGCGGCCTTCAGGTTGATGTCGTTGTCCCACCCGTTCGCCGCGGTGGGGTCGCCGATGTCGCCGACCTGTGACGTGCCGCCGTCGGCCGCGGTCACGATGGTCGCGAACACCAGCGCGACGAAGTAGCCCTTCGGGATGTCGAGAACCTTCACGACATCGCCGGAGGTGGCCACGACCGTCGAGACGGTGTTTTCGAGAACGAACGCGGAACCCGCGTCCCACACGCTCGCCTTCTGCGTGGCGCTTCTGTCCACAAGAGCCATGTGCGAATCCTCCGAGTGTGAGCCGGAGCTTGTCGGCTCCGGCTCCTATGGCAACATGGAACCGTGCTTGTCGGCACGGCCCCCTTTCGACGCTACGAGCCCTTCGTGCAGTACAGCACCCCGAGGGCCTCGGGCTTGATGACCTCGAAGCCGTAGACGTTCAGGCCGCGGATCAACTGGCCGAACGAGTCCGGATTCGGGAGGGTCTCCATCTCGGTCATCTGCGCGGCGAACGTCGTCGCCGCCTTCGTCCCGAACAGCACGTTGTAGCACGCCACCGTGTCGAGGACGGAGGTGTAGTTGTTCGAGATGTAGAGGGTGAACTGGTCGATGACGCCGATGCGCCCGTTGCGGAGCGGGCTCACGGTGTCGCCCGTCATCGAGGCGTCCTTGAGGTCGCTCTTCTTCAGGTAGTTGGCCATCCAGATCGGGATGACCATCCAGCGGCCGGTCTCCGGGACGTTCTGCTCCGAGAGGACGGAGCCGCAGTCCACGATGTAGCCGAGGATGTTGTCCTTGGTCAGCGACTCGGGGGCCGCGGCCGCGCCGAGGTCGTAGCTGGACGAGACCAGCCCGGCCGTCGCGCCCTTGTTCTTCGCGTGCGCGTCGGGGTAGATGGCGTTGAGGACGTGGCCGTCCACCGCGATCTTCATCTGCTCCGAGGCGTCCTCGGACCACTTCTCCACGAACTTGATGTCGGCCTGCCGACGGTCCACCGAGTCCACGGTGAAGGCGAAGTACTTGCCGTGGTCGATGTTCAGTTCGACGTTCGCCGACTCGTACTGGTCGTAGACCAGCTTCATGCCCTTGGAGTAGGTCTTGATCTGGGTGTCCGGCGTGGTGCGGATGATCACCTTGTCGCCGTACTTCCGGATCTCGCCCTCGTAGTCGGTGTTCGAGATGTCCCCGAAGACGGTCGCCTTGTAGAACTTGATGACCAGCTTCGTGGACCAAATCTGCGGGATGAACTTGCTGGTTCCGGTGGAACCGTAGTCCGGATAGCCCGCTGCGACTGGAAGTGCCATGGTCTCTCTCCTGAGCCCGACTCCTAGCCGGGCACGATCTTGCCCGCGGCCTGCGCCGCGTCATACCGGGCCTGAAGGGTCAACTGCTCCTTCTCACGGCCGCGGTACGCGCCAGCAATCACGTCGCGGGCGAACTTATCGAGTTCGCTGGCTCGCACGTAGGGCACCTCGTCCTTGCCTGCCGGGACCGCGCCCTGTGGGGTCGTGGTCGGGGCCACCAAGGATTCTTTGCTCACGGCGGGCCGGGGTGTCGGTGCTGCCGGGCTTGCGACTGGGGGGCCTGCTGCCCGCTGCTTGTAGTCGAGGTAGTAGCCTGCGACTCGTTCCGCATCCCGCCGCTTCTGCCACTCCTTGGCAAAGGTCAGCCGCGGAATCCCGGTCCGGCCTTCTTCCTCGTTCATGTAGGCGGCGAAGCCGGGGTCATTCACCAGCGTCGTCCAGTCCGGGACCGCCTTCGAGAGTGTCGCGACATACTGCTCGTCCACGCTCCGCGTCGTGACCGCGGCGACGTTTTCGACCTGTGCCTTGACGCCCTCGATTTCCTTCCGGGCTTCTTCCCGGAAGACGGTCCGCATGTCCTCCACGAACTCGGGGCCGTACTCCTGCACCAGCCGGGCGAAGCGCGACTCCACGGTGTCGCCCGCGGGGGGCGGTTCACCGGCCGGAGCCTCGCCTGCGGGTGGGGCAGGCCGGGCCTTGAGCGCCGCAATCTCGTCCTTCAAGGCCCGAATCTCCGCGGCCATCCGCGGGACCTCGGCATACTCCTTGCCTTGCAGGACGGCGAACTTGTGCGCCAGTGCGTCGTATTCCGCCTTCGGCACGAAGCCCGCCGGGACCGATTCCCCGGCCGCGGGTGCGGCGGGAGGAGTCTCCGGCGGCGTCTCGCCCGCGGGCGGCGCAGTCGGTTCGGCGGACGGAGGCGCGTCGGCCGGGGGAGCCGGGACGGTATTCCCCTCGGCGGGCGGCGTCTCGGAGTACTGATCCGGGTACGCCTCGCGGTGCAGCTTTGCCGCTGCGTCCTCTAGTCCAGCCAGTGCATCAGGTAAACCAGTCATGTGAACACTCCTTCAGCGAGCCGTGTCCGGTCTTCGCTCTCCTGCGGCCGGAGCCCATGGGGTGTTCCGGCATCTTCGAGTCAACGGGGAGCCGTGAGGTCTTCCCCGATTCCACGCTACATCGCCTGTTTCGCCTTCGCCGCCTTCTCCATGCCCACGCGCCGCGCTTCCATCACCCGGCGCGTCTCGCGGAAGATGATGGCGATGTCCTTGAGTTCCTGTACGCGGCCCGCGACCCAGTGCGAGAACTTCTCGTCGTTGATGTGGCAGGCGGCAATCGCCAACTGCGGCACGCGCTCCGAGAGTTCCTCCACGATGGTCATGAACCGCTCGTCGTCCTCCAGCGCGGTACACGCGGAGAGGAAGGCGTCCGACGGCTGAAACTGGACGGAGATGGTTTTCTGTTCGAGGTTGAGGACGGGGCGCGTCGGTTCACTCATGGCTTCGCTCCTGCGCGTGATTCAAACAGTTGATGATCCCGTCCTGCGACGGGGCTTCCCGCCTTGTCAAGCTGGCGTGGTTTACCGGGGGGATTGCCCTTGCTGCCCTTCGGTGAGGTCTTGCCCGCGGGTCCGGATTGCGTCTCGCCCGCCTCCTCGTCCTCGCCCTCGGCCTCCGCAACTTGCGCGTTCTCCTCGGCCACGCGCTGTGCCTCGGCCATCCGTTCGAGTTCCTCTTCGTCGGCGACGACCTTCTCGGGGTCGATGTCGAGCCCTTCGAGATTCTTGCGGAGCAGTTCGGCGCGGCCGCGCAGCCCGAGAATCTGGCTGTCGAGCGGGTTGAGCGTGCGCTCCAGCAGTTCCGTCCGCCGGATGGTCTGCTGCTCCTTGTTGATGAGGGCGCTCGACCCCTTCGCGACGACCTTCAGGTCGCCGATGATTTCCGCGTCCCCGTCCTCGAAAATCAGATTGTAGTAGTACTGGGCCTCGACGGACTTGGTAATCAGCCCGCGGTCCATGTTCTTGATGACGCCCTTGATGCCCTTCGCGGCCTGCCCCATGAGCATCGACAAACCGGAGGCGGTCTCCCCGGCCCCGCCGCCGCGAGTCTCGCCCGTGTGGACGTAGCGCGGGACGCCGGAGTCGTCGTCGGCCGCCTCCATGCAGAACTTGTACACTTCGAGGAGCTTCTCGGTGACGATGTTCGGCTGGTAGAACTTGACCGCCGGGCTCTCCATCATGCCGAGCGAGGTCGTGCGCCACACCTTCCACGGGTAGATGGCTTCGTTCTCGCCGTCGGCCACGCGGTCGGTGTTCAACTCCACCTGTGGCCCGGACGCGATCCCGATGTTCATGAAGATGGCGCGGGCGCAGGCGTTCGCGAGGTTCTGAATGTGTTCGATGAGTTCGGGCACGCCCTTGTGCCAGAACGAATCGGGCCGCTCGGAGAAGCCGCAGGAGAAGATGGGCTTCTGGCCCAACTGGTTCGGGTTGAGCATCGCCTTGATGACCCACCGGCCGATGAGCCACGCGATGATGTCGTACTCGCGCTCGGGGTCCGGGACGTTCACCGGGTCCATGCCCCACTCCAGCAGCATCTTCCCCGGCGCGGTGCCGCCGAACTCCAGACAGTCGATGAGTTCGGTCTCGTAGAGCGAGATGCTGTCCCGGTTCTCCAGCCCCGCCTTGGTCTGGTCCACGTTCGTCCACTCGACCAGCCCGCCCGTGCTGTAGGTCTGGAGGACTTCGCGGATGGCCGCCGGGTTGTAGCCCGGCACGTCGAGGAGGTCGGAGAGGTTCTTCCGGGAGAGCGAGAGCTTCTCGAAGTACCACGGCAGGCTGTCGGCCGTCGCGTCCGGCGACGGGTAGAAGGTCAGCGGGTTGACCCGGCTCCATGTCGGGATGATGCGTGTCTCGAACCGGGTCTTGTAGGACCCCATCATCGGGTCCATCTCGCGCACGGCCACCGGCTGGCGCTTGAGGGACGGTCCCTTGAGGATGGCCGTGCCGTAGGTGCAGAGGTCGAAGAGGGTCCGCTCCAGCGAATCGTTCCAGCCGCCTTCGGCGAACTGGTCGAGAATCTTCTGCCGCATCTTCTCGGCGGCCTTCTGCGCGGCCTTCTGAATCTCGCGGCGGACCGCCTCCTGCACTTGCGGGGCGAGTTCGTTCGCGACTTGCTGCAACGTGGCGATGTCCGGCGGAATCGCGCCCATGGCGACGGCCATCGTCACTTGCTGGATGGCCGCCTGCTCCGCGCCCGTCTGGATCATCTGGGCCATGAACGGCGGCAGCTCCGGCATCGGCGTCGGCCGGATGTCCCACGGCTCCTGCCCCGGCTGAAACAGCACGTCCTTGATCCAGCTTTCCGCGGCGCGGCACTTCGTCTCGGTGATCTTCATGAAGATCGGGTCGTAGTCCGCGCCGAGGATGGCTTTGATGGCCGCGAGCTTCTCGGGCTCGTACTCGCCGTTCCGCGCCCGGAGATTGCGGAGCATCTGACGCTCCGGCTTCACGCGCCCGCGCTTCGCCTTCTCCCACAGGATGTTGAGATACCCGGCGAGGCTCTGAAGGTCGATGGGCGGGGTCGGCGGCGGGGTCGCCGCGACCAGCGCGGCGTCCTCGGCGGCGATCTGCGCGTCGAGTTGTTCGTTCGACTGGACGTTGATGAAGGCCATCACGACACCACGATCTTGAGACGCCCCTCGGCATCCCAGTAGGGATAGCTCACCTTCGCCACCAGCACGCCGTTGTGGAACAGGTGCCAGCCGCCCTCATCCGGGTCCGGGTACTCAAGAATCTGGTAGCCTGCCTTGCGGACGCGGTTCATGACCTGTACCCACGTCCACGCCCGCTTCAGGCGCAGGCCGCGTTTCTCCAGCAGTTCGCGAATCGTGCGCTCCGCTTGGTTCTCAATCCACATCGCCAG